GTTACAATCTGATATCCCTTGGTATCATATTTTCTACGTTTATTTGGGCCACCGCCACCATTACCATAAGGACGTTTCATTTTTTAGGATCTTTGAAATATGTCACTATGTGAGGTTGGAAAATCAGCGCACCTGCCGTTTGATTAGCCAGAGGTTCTTCGAACGTCGAGCACCAGACCACCAAGTACATGGGTTGGAGGCATGAATTGCCTGCAGTATTTTTGTATCCTACTGTTTTGCCGATTTTAATGTATCGACTCAACGTACGATAATTAGGCGCGCCGGCACCGGTCGTAAATTCTTGATTAGCGGCATCAAACCTGATGCCGAGCTTGAATCTTGTATGCCAGATGATATTATGAACGTCTGTATTTATTGGTAATGTCGCCCACTGCATTCCCGTAAGCTGTTGCGCGCTATGCGCGGCAGGATAACCAGAACGACTGGATGTTCCTAGAGCAGTAAAGAAGCCCGCCGGGTTTAAAGCATTTGCATCACTACCATCATCAGGGAATGGATCGCGTGGATTGATTAGTGCAACGTGACAGTACATAGGTACCTTTAGGGAATTACGGAAGGTCATTCGTAACCGTATACCGCTAATCCAGATACTATTGCGTTCACGTTGGTCACGAGTATCACCTTGTAAGATACCGGTTATTGGGTTATCCCATAGAACCTTTGTGGATAAGGTAGTTGGGGCTTCGTTCCATACTAACAACGACTTGGCTTGATGTTTTAACGTATCAATTCGCCTTATCATCTTTTTCTTAAAAGACCTTTTACCACGCCCACGCCCCCCCATGAGGCGGCCACGTGCCCTACGACCAGGCATTATTAAGGGTAATAATAAGCGCGGTCACGCGTGTGATAATAATAATTAGCAAGATTAATATTCTTGCGGAACCTTCGAATATAAGGTTTGTTCCTGCGAATTCTTTTGCGGAACGGTTTGAACGTATAATCTTTGTTCCAACCTTTTCTGGAGAATTCTTTATTCACCCAGTCAAAAACTTCTCTGTACGTCTCACCGTAACTGGCGGCAAGTTTTGCATTAACTAGTGGATGCATATTTTGTGAGCATAAATTGTGTGCTGGTATAGTATTACCCAGCACACTTTTGTTTTTGATATTCTCATAAAAATGGCTTCTCGACGTTTTGTCTTCACAGTAAATAATTACACCCCAGAGGAGGCTACTGCACTGGATGCATTGGGTGTAGTCCCTTCAGTCAGGTATTTGGTCTATGGTATCGAAACGGGCGATTCTGGTACCCCTCATCTTCAAGGTTTTATTATCTTTACAGCTACTACAACTTTCCGTGTTGCTAAGGCTCGTCTTGGAGATAGAGCGCACCTCGAGGTTGCTAGAGGATCTTCTAAACAGGCCTCAGATTACTGCAAAAAGGATGGTAACTACAAGGAGTATGGTGACTTCCCCGGTTGTCAAGGACGACGCAACGATTGGGATATCTACAAGGATTGGATCGTTGATATTGGCAGAGTCCCGTCACGCACGGAGATCTGTCTCAAATTCCCAGCCCTCTACGCAAGGTACAAGCGTGCCTGTGTTGATTACGCTGAGGCCCTCGCACCCCCGCCCGTTCTCACCGACACCGAACCTCGCTTCGGATGGCAGACTAGAGTGGCAGGAATCATCGAAGGAGAACCGTCTGACAGGACAGTAAACTTTGTTGTTGACCCCGAAGGAAATTCTGGTAAGAGTTGGATTTGTAAATGGGCACTCACCAAACACCCTGAACGAGTTCAAATATTCCGTATTGGTAAACGAGATGATCTTGCTTATTGCATTGATATTGACAAAGACATTTTTTTATTTGATATTCCCCGTGGTCAGATGACGTATCTACAATATTCCGTTTTGGAGAGTATGAAGGATCGGATGATCTTCAGTCCGAAATACGAAAGCTCATTCAAGATATTGAGGAAAATCCCGACAGTGATTGTGTTTTCGAACGAGGAGCCGGATCAGTCTTCTATGAGTAGAGATAGATATAATATAATTAGGATCTAATTTATTTTCTAGGTTTAGGGGGCACTTTGCCAACTACTAAGTAACGTCTGACCATCCACCACGCCCTCATGAGGTCACGCAGGTCCTCTCGACGCCTACGCCATGCACGTACATGAGCGTTACGTTGACGACCCCATTGTGAAGGTCTTGTTACAATCTGATATCCCTTGGTATCATATTTTCTACGTTTATTTGGGCCACCGCCACCATTACCATAAGGACGTTTCATTTTTTAGGATCTTTGAAATATGTCACTATGTGAGGTTGGAA